AAAGAAAGTCTTCAATTAGGTCACAACGTCATCAAAGACAATCTATCCACACGAGAAAGTAGACCGGTCAAAGTTAAATTAAGAAGTTATAATATAGATACCGGAAGGATGCAGGAAACTACATATACAGAAAGCGGTGGTGAAGAATTGATTTTTGATCTGGACGGCATTTCCTATTCCGAACTCAAAAAAAGAGCGGAAGAAATCTATCATGAAATTGCGGGAACAGGTCTTGTCGGAGAATTTGAGACCTTCGGAGCTCCTTCGGTACAACATTCGGAAATCATAACATTCAAAGATCCTGATGATGAACTTAGATCGAAGGACATTTTTGTAGATAAAGTAGTTAAAACTTGGTCCGCTAAAAACGCAACCTTTCGACAAGTGATCCACCCGGCTGTAGTCAAGTTTAAGGATGCCGTATGAGCGTTGCTCAGGATATAGTGACTCTCTTTTTTAGTGAGTTTACGATCAATTGGGTAACGATGGCTACAGTCGTTCGCGTCCAGGAGGATCCTGATGATTCCGGGAAACCTGGGCTTCTAACCGCGACAGTCAACGGCGCAAATAAGGAAGATGTTCGCTGGTTTTGGCCTATCAAACCAGCTCCCGGAAGTCGTTGTATTATACTCTTTGGAGACAACAACGTAAGTAGAGCCGTTGCAATCGGCTTCAACAAAATTGCAAAGATCAAAACAAAAGTTGCAGAGCTTTGCGAGATTGAAGTAGACGATCAAGGTTTTAAAATTGATCATTCTCAATTACTTTCTGTCTTCGGTAAACTCGCGGAAGGAAAGCTGACTTTAAAAAACGGTCCCACTTTAGAAGTCGCGTTAGATTCCATTCAGAACAAAATTAACTTTAAAGGAAAGGTGGATATAGGAGACGCAAGCATTTCCGGAGTCGATACCAACGCACTCGAAACTTGGATGAACGGAATCGTTTCCTCTTTACAAGCCCTCTACACCGCAATTCAAACTTCGCCCGTGACGCCTATGGATGGAGGGGCATCTTACAAAGCCGGACTTGCAGGAGCCATTTCTTCAAAACCAATTCCTTCGGTTCCTCCTGCTCTAAAAGTTTCTAATCTCAAGTACGGAAAGACATAAACTTTGGTCTGCTATCTCAAACAAAAAATAGAAGACATAGCGGACATCCATTCCTACGGATTACCTGAATCGCTTGCGGTCTTCTTACTCACAGATAACCTCTATCTGTGGATTTTTTAACCGACGCACTTACATCCGATTTACTACTTGATTCTAAAAACTTTGATTTTGCGGAAAGCGAATCGGAAATAGAAGTCGTGCGTTCGATGGTGATCGAAGCCTTCGACATGACTCCTGCGGACGACATCGATTTCCCCGAAATCTATAGCCGCCAACGTAAGCACCTCTACGAAGATGACGATAGCGGTCCTCAAGAACGCATGAACGACGCATTCCGGATCTTATCTCAATTCCCTCAAATCGATTCCGACACAATTAAGATTTCCGTACTCAAAGAAGGACTTTCTATTTATTTCCGATTAAAAACTGGAGAAGAACTTTCCCTAAATCTTGGAGGGAACTCATGATATTATACACCACAAAATCAAACGTTCAAAGAGAGATTGAGCGCAACGTTTCAAACTCTAAGGTTTTTGAAAGTCATGATTTTACTCGGGACTCAAAAGCCAGTACAATTTTAAGATCTCTTGCAAACGCAATCTATCTATTCATCGATCAAAATCTTGTAGCACTCCAAAAAGCAATTCACTATCATACAGCCGAAGAAGAAGACTTACACGAATGGCTTAAACGTTACGGTCTGGAATGGAAAGAAGCGACTAACGCAAAGCATAGAATCCGAATTGGTTCTAAAACGACCGTTCCTTACGAAGTTCTCATTCCCGTCGGAAAAATCGTAGGAACTGCGGATCACAAGATTCAGTTTCAAATTACACAAGAATCGAAAATTCTTCCTACAACTCCTGTAGATTCAAGAGGGTTTCATACGGTGGAAGTGATTTGCGAAGCTCTTCTTTTTGGTACAAAAGGCAACGTTGCCCAAAACGCAATTTCCGAAATCATCGACTATATCGAAGACTGTGACGTTGTATATAACCCGAATACGGTTCCTGAATTTGTAGCGCGTGATAGGGAAACGATTGCAAGCGTTCGGTCTCGTTTGCAAGAGGCGGAAATCAAATCTTCATCTTTGTGGACTCCAGAATGGTACGTCAGCGAAGCATTAGGATTTTCTTTTGTAGAAAGAGCCATATTTAAAAGTAGCAAGGCGATCGGAATCCCGGGAGTTATAAAACTTCTACTCAAAGGAGCCAGTGGAACAATTTCATCCGCGCAGTTGCAAATCGTAGAAACACATTTTGATAGCGAAGACAAAAATCCTGGAGGAGTTGCAAAAGTTGTCTGCGAAAATATTAATGCAATCGAAATCAATAAGGTTTTTATTATATACTTCGCTTCGGCTGAATCAATTCCGGATTCAATCACACTTGAAAACATCGTGGATACGTTTTTCTTCTCTCTTCGAGACGGTGACGATTTTGTTACTAGCTCCCTTCGCTCCAATCTTTTAAATCTTCCAGACGCGGTTCAGTGTGACGTCAACAACGGGGATAACATTTCTGTTCCCGCCGGTAGTCTTGCGATCAAAGGATCGGGTTTTGATATTACGGCAACGGTATATTCATGAGTCGTTTTCGTTTCGATTTCAATTCTCTGGTTTGGGCAAACTTAAGAAGGTCTATTCGCCAAACTTCTCCCTTACCAGTTTCTATAAACGAGAACGGAACCGGTGGACTTTCCAACAGCCTTTGGTATAGAGTTCTATTCGCGTTTTTAATTGTGATTCAAGAACGACTCAAAAGATCCAACTGGTTATACAAACAAATCTGGGTGGATACCGCAGACGGTAAGGGCCTCGATTGGTGGGGAGCTCGTTATGGTTTGTCTCGTGAACCAGGTGAATCGGATAGTTCGTATTATCTCAGAATCTTATTCTTAGCGGAATATCGTCGTCTTTCACCGACCCTTTTTGCTAAAAAGAATCTGATTTCAAGAATCACTGGACTTTCAACAGATCAAATTTCAGTCGAACAAGTTTTTGATTATAAATACAGAATGGGCGATCCGATCGGAACTATCCTTGGATCCCGTGATTATTGTTTTTATGCTTTCCGGATCTACATCCCTTCAATTAACAAAAAATCCCGTCAAAATCTAATCCGTATTTTAGATGCAATCAACATAGGCGGTAACGTTTGGGAAATTTGGGAAGAACTAAATCCTTCCGATCCTCCTCCAACTCTGGAAGACGGACAGACTTGGAAAGGAGCCCGATTGTCCGAAACGTTGTTAGGCGCTGAATTATATTGGTTAGTATATTAGGAGTTTATAATGAGTAATCTAAGAGGTTTAAATTTTCCGACAAACGGTAAACCGGTTTTTCAAGGCGACTTTGAAACCGAACACAACCGCATGGAAGACGAGATTATAGAACGTTTTTCCGATCTCGTTTCAGGTGAAGTTTTGTCCGGTGGTGATCTTACTCCTGGCGCAAGTCCAAATACGATAAACCTTACGGAAATTGTAGCGTATGATTCCAAGGGAAGGCGGATTCGCGTAGCCGCACAAAATAATCTTCTCGTAACCAGACAGAACTTAGACTCGTTTGTTGTTCTGCGGCACAAGTTTCAAATCGAGACTTCCTCGTATCTCGATTCTAGCGGATATGCAAATACATACCGTCAAAACTCGTTCGAGATTTTGTTTAAAGAAACTACGGATTCGGAAGACGTTGTTCTTTTTAAGATTCGTAGTTTAAACGGTGCAATTTCTATTTTAAATGATCTTCGATCTTTGTGTCGTATCAAGTCAGGCAATATCCGTGACAACTCGGTTACGAATTCTAAGTTAGACACGGATATTAAGGTTGGTTCTTTATCTGCGTTAGTCAGTCGTCTTAATAGTTCGATGCGTTCGAGTATTTCAAGCGCGCTCAATGCACTTGAAAGCTGGATCAGTGCGGAGGAAGCCACAAGGCAAAATGATATATTAGGATTAACAAATCTTATCGTTCCCTTGGGCGGGATTGTTGAAGATAGTTTAAATATACTATCCTCATCTTATTTTAAAGACGCAAATGCTCAAGTAATTTCCAGAACCACATTTTCCGCACTTTGGAACTTGGTTCGTCGTAATGTTACCGGGATTGTTGCTGCAACAGATCGAATCAATTGTACGAATCACGGTTGCGTAGAGGGACAACTTGTAAAATTTTCTTTTACGGGTGGAGGAATTACCGCATTAGTAAATTATTATGTTCGAAATCCAACAATCAGCGACTTTCAGATTTCTTCTACCTCTACTGGTTCTATTTTAGATCTAACTTCTTCTCAAACAGGAGAAATGATTACAAATATTGAATACGGTTTTGGAGACGGTTCCACTACGTTCAACGTTCCGGACCGTCGTGGGGTTTTTGCCAGGGGTGCAGGCGTGCACGGGACAAGAGCCAAGGCAGCAGGCGGAAATTATGACGGTGGTGCAGTTGGATACGCGGGACAGGATCAATTTCAAGAACATGCGCATTTCATACAAAATGGGTTTCCCAACAACTATACGCCTGGACCGACGGGAGGATCGGGCGTTGTTGGAACAATCAATAAAGCGATAACAGATTATGCAATGGCCTATGGTTCCAACGGTACGCCCAGAACCGCGACAGAAACGACTCCCGCATTTGTCGCAGTAAAATACAAAGTGAGAGTAGCATAATGAACTATATATTAGATAAATCGAATAAAAAGGTAGTTTGGATTAACGCAGATTCAAACCAAATGTCAGGTATAGACGCGTGGGCAAATTTTAATCCCAACCAGCACGAAATTGTATATTCGCTTCATTATAACCCAGAAATCGGAGAAACGTTTCTTGCGGAAATTAAAGACGGAATCGCGCAAGATTTTATTCCCCAAAAAGTGTATAACAAAATTTCGAAAGAGGAAAGAATTTTACAAAGCTGGGAGGATCGGATTAATCCAGAAACGGAAACAGATCTCGAACCTCTAAAGAACGAAGATGGTTCTTTGTTGCCATTCCAAATTTATGCAGAAACGGAAGGCTGGATTGTCGATCTCATTCAAAAGAAAGATTCTTTGATTAAACTTGTAAATTCTATATGTGAATCAAAGATTATTGCCGGCTTTGTTTCCAATGCGTTAGGCGCATCACACTTTTATAGCAGCGACAGAGACGACCAGCTAAATCTGGTCGGTTTAGTATCCTTGAATATTCCTGTCTTGTACAAATGTACGGATAAAGATGGAGGAGCTAAAGAGTATCGCAATCATTCAGCGAATCAAATCAAACAAGTTTTAGGCGATGGAGCTATTCGTAAGACGTTACTTTTGCAAAAAGCTGCAAGCTTAAAAGTTGTAATTCAATCTATAGAGACAGTTAATGAATTAGATAATGTTAATATAACATCGGGTTGGGACTGAGGAGGAGAGTTATGGTTGCAGAAAACGACCTTACGGACAAAGTAATCGCAAAAGATGTTTTAGGATGGGAGTATGACCCAGATATTGGATGGCGTACAAGAGCAAACACTGTTGAAAAATGTTTGCCTTCATTCAAAACTGATGCTCGATGGACCGGTTTGCTTTGGAGTAGAGCCTTCCCCATCATGCAGAAAAACTATATCGGGCTCGAAATTGGTTTCGAAAGCATTGAGGTTACTGATCAGAGTTACAATAATCTTTTCTTTTCATCTTCTATCAATTCAGCTCTGGCTCTGATTGTTTTGAATAAGGATGAGTTATAAGAGAATGAGTATTGATGGAAATAAATTATTCAATCCAAAGAACTCGGGATGTTATCTGTTAAATAACATAAGGGAAACTGAATGAAATACTCAGGGATAGAATGGACGGATCACACTTGGAATCCAGTTACAGGATGTACGAAAATTTCCGCTGGTTGTAAAAACTGTTACGCGGAGACCCTGAGCAAGCGCAAGTTTGGAGAGTGGAAAAATCGCTCTTTTTCCGAAATCATATTAAAATATAGTAAACTTAAAGAACCTTTTTCGCTTAGAAAGCCTTCTAAGATTTTTGTAAATTCAATGAGCGATCTTTTTCATGAAAATGTCCCGGACTCGTTTATTGATAAAATTTTTGGTGTGATGGCTTTAAATCCCAAACACACATTCCAAATCTTAACGAAACGTTCGGATAGAATGTTAAAATATTTAACGAACGTGGACCGAGCTTCAGATATAGGCGATATTGCATACTCTTATGTGGAAGATAACTGGCAATCAAAGAGCATTAAGATGCCGTTTGAATGGACGACCGATCGATGGAAAGGTTCAGTTGCGTGGCCGCTGCCAAATGTGTGGCTTGGGGTCTCAGTTGAGGACCAGAAAACAGCGGATGAAAGAATTCCTGATCTCGTTAGAATACCAGCGGCAATCAGATTTCTTAGTTGCGAGCCACTCTTAGGAAATATCGATTTAGAATTAGATAATTATTATATTCATTGGGTGATAGCAGGAGGTGAGTCTGGCCCAAATGCAAGGCCCGTCCATCCGTCCTATGTTGAAACAATACGCGACCAATGCGTTGGCGCGAATGTCCCATTCTTCTTTAAGCAGTGGGGAGAGTGGTATCCTTATCAGGATGAAATTACGTACGGCAAACAAGCGTACAATTTTGGTGATGAGTTCCTTAAAAAATTCTATTACAAACTCGGAAAGAAAAAATCAGGAGCGCTTCTTGACGGGGTTGAATGGAAACAGTTTCCGAATTCACTATTAACACATGACGAGATAGATTTGCTACTATACAATTGATAAAATCTTCAAGACCGAGACAACGACAGGTAAAAAACAAGGCAATGAATGAAGATAAAAGCAAGGTTATTCAATTCGAGGAACTTAGAACTTGGTCAGTTAAGAAATCGAATAAAAAACCCAAATGCAATCATGACTCTGCTTATATAGTTGAAGGATCTCCTTATCTTCAATGCCAAACATGCGAAGAGGATTTAGATCCAATTTGGTTTATGACTCGTATTGCGAAAAAGGAGCAAGTAAAAGAATGGAAAGCGAAACACTTAACGAATTTAATAAACGATATGAATCAAGAAATTGAAAATCGGAATCGGGTTAAATGCGAACACTGTGGGAAGTTTACTAAGATTTTTAAATAGTCCGGAATGTTTGATATTCAGTTAAGCTTTTACTGCACATTCTCGCTTCTGGTAACGCTCGCGGACATCAGCTCTGCGTTTAAGCCGATCGATCCGTGTAGAAGAAGTCAT